TGTGATATATCAGTTGTATTTGTTGCCACATTACTTTTTAAACTAACACCATTAAAAGTTAAATCAGTAGCACTAAGACGTGAATTATTGGCGGTTGAATCAACATAATCAGTATATGGACTAGTAGAACCTAAATCTGAACGAATTTTAGTACTTAAATTATCATTTGCTAGTTGTATTGATAATGATGTTTGTGTGTTGTTTGTTCCATTTGCATAACTTCTAAGGGTTGAATCACTTGCCCTTATACTATTTTCGTCATTATTTAAAGCCACTTTAACAACTTTATTAGTTGTTAAACCTTGAGTACTTAAATTTAATATTTTATCAGGTGCGGTTGTTGCGTTACTTGTCCAAAAATTGAAACCACCAGTTGTTGAGGCTGATGCATTTAAAAAATTTGTTTCTAAATTGGGTGAGCCAGCTATTCCAAGATGTTGATACATACCCTGACTATTTGATGTACTAGTGACGGGAAAACCGATTAATGGGGGAGTACCATTTAAATTTCCAGCCAATACGCCTTGGTTGTTAAATTGATTATTAGTTGATAACGTTTGAACACTCATAAATGTATTAATAAACTAAAGATTTTTTTTTAAAATAATAAATTTATTATTTTAAAGAAAGCTAACTAAATTATATTTTACATGATGTTAAACACCTATTTCATGTAATGGGTTCAATCGTTTTAATATTTCTGGCGAATGTTCTTTTAAAATACTAAAACCTTGTTGGGGTATTGTTATAACTCGATCATTATTTTTTGTTAATAAAGAAACTACATCAATTTTACTTCTAATATTATATTCATTTGGCAGTGCTTTCTCTCTTAAATTAGCCCCATTTAAATTTATAATTTCAAATATTTTATCTCCGAAATCTTTACCAATTTCACGAGTAATAACAGCAGACTGAGAATGACCAACTAATGAAATTTTATAATGTGGATATAAGTTTATGACTTTTTCAACTATACTTTTAGCATGTTGGAAACGTCTAGTATTTCTATAACGACCCGTTACATATTTATAATTATTTCCCCAATCATATAATTTATAAGTACCTACAAAATTAATTATTATACGTTCTTCTTTAAAATTTATATAAACTTGTACTTCATTTGAACTATCATTTTTATCAAAAACATAATCATCACCAACATCAATTATTTCATCTGGTTTATCATTTGCATGAGAATAACCATTTTTAATAGCCTTATAAATTATATCAACTGGTAAACTCCCACCCATATCATCATTATATTCAATAATTAAAATAATACCATTTTTTATTTTTTTTGAAACATAATGACTTGTTTTATTTGGCTTATGTTGTCTAAAACGGTAATAATTAGGTGTTTCATCCATTTTTATTAATTCAAAATGTTCCATTATGTACTCGATCGCCTGTATTTTTGTAAATTTATTTTTAGGTATTAATACAGATTGTACACTACTATGACCCGCACCAATATCAAACCAGTCATTTTCTTCTTCTCGTTTTTTAGGTTGTAATTTCTCCTTAGGTTCAATATAGTTTAATCCAAAATTTAAATGAAAGTCATCAAGGTTTTCGGGTTGTTCTTCATATTCTTTATTATAATTTGGTTCTATATATTCTTTAATTGGTTTTTTTACTGGTTCTTTTACTTTTCTTGTGTATTTTCTTTTTTTAGGTTCTTCAAACTTATATAATATTAGGGTTTTTAATTCATTTGTAGTAAATTTATCCATATAATATAATATATATTTTTTTTATTTTTCATCCATTTTAATATAATTATTTTGAATAGTATTTGAAGAAGTCCCCATATTATTAGCGGTTTCTTTTAATTCTTCCATAGGTGTTTTAAATTTATCAGTTAAGTAAATATTTCGAAGCATTGAAACACCAATTTTTTTATTAAATATTCTATTTAGTATTCGTGTGATGCTATTGACTTGTTTTAATTCTTCGCCATTATAATTAACTAGTAAAAAAAAACTTTTTTCTTTTTTTAATGGATGTATATTTAAATATTGTAATAGTATATTTTCTAATTCTCCATTAACTGGTATTTCTTGTAAATTATATGTGCCTGCTGTTTTAAAATTATAGAATAAAAATTTAGCATTACTAGGTAAATAATAATTAAATTCTTTATAATCATCACCCAAATCTTTGGCTTTTTTAACCACCTTCATTAATTGATAATCTTTATTTCTACGTGGTTCAGCATTTACATATAATGATAAAACTACAAAATCTAAAATATCATCCCATTCTTTTTGATTAATTTTTTTATTCCCTTTTAATTTTAGTAATGGTAAAACCTTTTCTGCTAGTGAATGATATATTTTTAATACTTCATCTTGGTTGATCCAGTTAGCTTGTTGTGTTTCGCTTTTTTCATTATTAACTTTCAATTCTTTATTTAATTCCATCATTTTATCATAATAATATTTAAATTCTTTATCAAATCCTTTTAAACCTTTTAATGTGCTTACAATACTGATTAAATATGTTCGTTGACTGTTCGGTTTTAAGTGGTTTATTTTACTCATTATAATTTCATTTTTTTTTAAGAAATTATAATTTTTAACTGGTTCGCTGTCATTTAATCTAATGATGTTCTTAGAATAAATATTTTTACTGGTTTCACTTATTTCTCTTTTACTCATGTATATATATATAGTTTAGATATTTTTTATATATTTATTTTTTATTCTGTAAAATATACACTTAACATATCCAAGTTTTTAAATTTCATTTTAAAATAAGTTCTCATGATTTTATTATGAAATTGTGCAGATGTAACACAACCATTTTTAAATAATATAAGTCGTAATATAACCCATCGACCGCATGTAGTTACATTATCATCCCATTTCTGATAATCATAATTATTATATGTATGTTTAACAGGTTTTAATAATTCTTGAAGATAATCAACACTTTCACCAAATCGTGCCCGTTTTTCATCTGATATAAATTTAAGTTCATCGGGTTCTTTTAACCCATACGAATCAAAGAATTCAAATTTATTATTATATCTCATTAAACAAGTCCAATGACCGATATTTGTATTATTTTTTATATCATCTGTAAAAAATATAACTACATAATCTTTTTGTTTAGGTAATAGTTTATATATATTTGAATAATTTTTTAAATCTTGAAATTTTATAATTCTTAAATCTTCACCTAATGCATTTTTTAAATCTTCACTATTTACCATGTAATTCATTATATATATTAAAAACAGAAATAATTTTTATAACAAAAAAAAGTCACGGGATTAATATATCACCTAATATTTAATATATAGTTACCCAATTTATCCCGTGACTTTCCATAGATATTATAATACGAAATTAGATGATTTACAACCATCAAAATGGTAAAAACCTGCTTAGGGTCATACGGCTTGATGCACTATATCAGTATAATCATACTAAATAATAATACTATTTAATTTCATATAAAGTTTAATATGAAATAAAAAATATCTAGTTTATATATATATAGTATAAATGTTTATTTCGGATTTAAAATTTGGACAAAAATATGAACAGAAATTATTAGAGCTTCTACCATATGATTCATTTACCCATAAAGTTGGTTATTCTAAAAAGAAAGATATTACATTAGACGGATTTAATAAAAATTATGATTTAACAATTACAAAGGATGATATTACAACTAAATATGAGGTAAAAAGTGATAGACGTGCAATAAACACAAATAATATCGCTATTGAGTTTGAATGTAGAAGTAAACCATCGGGAATAATGACAACAGAAGCGGACATATATGCGTATTTTATTATTAAACCCGCTGATGATTTTGATTTATATTTAATATCTGTTGAAGATTTAAAACAAATGATAAAAGATAAAAAATATAAACGACTTGTCAACGGCGGTGACGGTTGGTTATCACGTATGTATTTAATCAGTCTTTCAGATTTACAACAATATTTATTTAAAAAATAATTTTTAAAATATATTCTTATTATAATATGCCTAAAATAATAAGAATAGAACAATCACCTATAAAAAATAAGCGATTACGTGCCATTTTAGAAGATGGTACACATGTTGATTTCGGTTTAATTGATGGGAGTACCTTTATTGATCATAAAAATGTGAATAAGCGTTTAGCCTATTGGATGCGTCATTATCAAAATAAAAATGAACATGATTTAATTAAAAACTTTGTAATAAGTCCAGCATTATTTTCAGCTTATATTTTATGGGGTGCTTATCCTAATATTCAAAAAAATGTTGAATGGTTAAATCATAAATTAATATAAATTATGTTCTGATACATATTTTGATGCTTGTGCCAAATTTAACCCATGTTTTTTCATTACTTCGGCTACTATATCACCTCGTGCTCTATTTCCTTTTTTAGTTCCAATTAATTTTTCAATTTTTCCGCCCTTTTTTTTTTTTTTTTATTTTCAGTACCGTCAGCATTATACATTTTTCTCATTGGAAAAATGTCTATTTCTTCGGATGGTTTTGGTTTTGGATTTTCTAACTCCTTAAAAATATCATCTAATTCTTTTACGGGGTCTTTTATTGTTGCTTGTACTTTGGGTGGTCGTCCTCTTGGTTTCTTCACTTTTTCTTGTTTTTCTTTTTTTGGTCGTCCTCTTGCTTTCTTCTCTTTTTCTTGTTTTTCTTTTTTTGGGCGTCCACGTTTTTTAACTTCCTTCACTGGTACTGGTGCTGGTGCTGGTGCAAATGCGGGGAGCGGTTCTTCGAATTCAGTGTATGGGGGTGGTGGTTCTTCAAATACTTCTTCTTTTTTATGTTTTTTATGTTTTGCTTCATATGCTTTAATTTTTTCTTCTTTAAGTCTTTGTTTTTCTACTTGTTTATAATGATGTTCAATATCACTTGATTGTTTTGATTTAGAAACATGTCCAACAATTTCCTTTATAATTTGTTCTTTTGACATTTTTTTTAAATCTAATTCAGGATACATTTTATGTAATATTTGTTGTAACTCGCTTTTATTACCATTAATACCTCCTTCTTCATCATGGTGACTTCCATAACTGGCTAAAGCATCTAAATAATG